TCGTAGATCCTGCATCCGGTCTTAAATGCGGTGTCATTGCGGGTGCCGATGTCGGCCGCCGCCATCTCCTCCAGTTCACCGCGCACGGCGGCCAGGGCGTAGGCGTGCCCGTCGCGCAGCTCCTCGCCGGGTTTGATCTCCGGTCGAATGTACGGTTTCGGCCGCTGCCGCTCGATCGCCCAGATCGGCGCCTCAGCAACCGGGCTGACCAGGTGGGGCAGATCCGGGTCGGCCAGCGCGACGTAACCTCCGCGTCCGGAGACGCTGGGTGGCGCGACGACAAAGCCGCCGCGCCCGCGCACGTCGAGTCCGCCCGGGAAGCGCCCCCGGCCGCCGGTGGAGTTGGTGAGGTCGAAGTCGACGTTGCTCAGCGCGAAGTAGAGGTGCGCTCCGCCGGACCCGGTGCGCACGGTGTAGGTCTTCGGCAGTGGTCCGTGTTCGGCTTCCAGGTTGGCCAGGCTCTGCGCACCGCCGTGGCCGGGGTCGACGTCGAGCACCCAGATACCACTGGGCGGACCGGTGATGATGCCGATGCCTGCCTGCGGGCGGGCGGCCCAGGCGGCGTACACCTCCGGTGTCGTGGACAGGTAGTCCAGTTGCCAGGCCCGGGCGATCGGGTGCTTGCCGGCACTGTCGCAGTACTGACCCTCTTGGCAGCTGCAGGCGCCGGCGCTCACGTCATGCAGCTGTATGACGGCCCAGCCGCGCTGGACGTACGCGGCCGCCGTCGATGCGATATCTTGAATCGTCAACGAAAGCCTTCCTTTCGTTTGGACGATGGCAACCCCGGTCACCGCAAGCGGCCGGGGTTTCGCTATGTATCGGGTCAGGCTAGACCAGGGTGTCGGGCTTGACGCTGCCGTCGGCCAGTTCGGATTCGAGTGGGCGCAGGCCGCGGTCGATGACCGCGCGCATGACGGTGGACTGCCCGAGGCCGTAGGTCTCGCACAGTCTGTCTACACGGTCGCGGTCGGCCGCGGTGACGAGGGCGACGAGTTGACGCGTGAAGCGCCGGCGTGCCTTCGTGCCGCGGTAGCCGCCGATGTTCTCGTTGGTGGCTCGGCTACTCATGCCGCGAACGCTACTTGACGAGTCACTAGGTGGTCAAGGTACCGTGGCGCCATGACGCCCGAGCAGTGGTTGGCCTACTTCTTGGCGCAGGCGCTGGCCGCGGTCTTCGCCGTCTTCCCTGCAACGGAGGTTCTGTGATTCCGCACTGGTTCGACGCTCACAGCGTGCTCTATCACGGCGACTGCCTGGATGTGCTGCGCGAGCTGGCCGACGACATGCCGAGCGCCGAAGGCATTTTCGACGCGATTGTGACCGATCCGCCCTACGAGCTCGGCTTCATGGGTAAGGGCTGGGACGCGTCGGGCATCGCCTACAGCGTCGACCTGTGGAAGCTGTGCCTGCGGGTGCTCAAGCCCGGCGGGCACCTGCTCGCGTTCGGCGGCACGCGCACCTCACATCGGCTCACGTGCGCCATCGAGGATGCCGGTTTCGAGATCCGCGACGAGATCGCGTGGCTGTACGGGTCGGGGTTCCCGAAGTCACTGGACGTGTCGAAGGCGATCGACAAGGCGGCCGGGGCTGAGCGCGAGGTGGTCGGGCTCAAGGTCAGCAATCGGCCCAACGTCGTCGGCCTCGCGCCGGGCGGCAGCATGGGCGGCGGCGCGTACACGGAGCGACTAGACACCGCGCCTGCCACCGACGACGCGAAGCGCTGGCAGGGCTGGGGCACGGCGCTCAAGCCGGCGCATGAGCCGATCGTTGTCGCCCGTAAGCCGCTGTCCGGCACAGTCGCGGCCAACGTGCAGGCGCACGGCACGGGGGCGCTCAACATCGACGGATGCCGGGTGGCGCCAGCGGCCAGCCGACCGCTGCGTGACCACGAGGGCGAGCGAACTCACCGCGAAACGATGGGCGGCGGGCCGATGTCCAGTTCGCAGGCTGTTGGCATGACCGACACCGGCCGCTGGCCGGCCAACGTGGTGCTCGACGAGTACGCCGCGGCCGAACTCGACCGGCAGAGCGGACTGCTAACGAGCGGGGCTAATCCGACCCGGCGAGGCAGTGACAAGTTCCGCGATACCTACGGCGAGTTCGCCGGCCAGGAGGAGTGCACATCTGTACGGGGCATCGAGACCGGCGGGGCGTCCAGATTCTTCAAGGTCGTGCGCGCGTCGCCGTCTGACCACGTGTTCTTCCCCGTAGAGTCGACGGTATGGTGTGGCGACGAATCGACGGGGGACGCGAGTACGTCTGCTGGAAGGTCAGCGGAAAGCAGGTCCGACAACTCGCCCATCGCTGGATCTGGGAGCAGACCAACGGGCCCATTCCGGGCGGATGCGAAATCCATCATCGCGATCACGACGCCCTCAATAACGAAATCTCAAACCTCATGTGCGTCACCGCTGAGTGGCACGACAACCATCACAACCGGCTACGGGAGCAGCACCGCTGGGTCGACGGAATCGAGCAGCGGCGCTGTCAGCGATGCGAGGCGTGGAAACCGCTCGTCGAATACCACGCTCGACGGGCCGGAACATGGCAGGGCTACTGCAAGCCATGCCAGCGCGCCTACCGGCGCGAGTGGGTCGGACGACACCGAGACGAGTTCAACGCCACACGGCGGCAGCGGCGAGCCATCGGTCTTTCCTGCTGACTTTCCGACGTTCCGCTACCAGGCGAAAGCGCCGACGCGCGAGCGCCCAAAGGTCAACGGCGTCGCGCATAGCACGGTCAAGCCGTTGGCGTTGATGCGTTGGCTGGTCAGGCTGGTGACGCCGCAGGGTGGCATCGTGCTCGACCCGTTCGCCGGCTCCGGGACGACGCTGGAGGCGTGTCGGCTGGAGGAGTTTCGTAGCGTCGGGGTCGAGCGCGAGTCGGACTATCTGCCGCTGATCGCGGCACGGCTGGAGCGCTCGTGAGTGCGCCGACGCGACAGCGCCGTCCGATGCGCGTGATCGCGTTGCAGCCGGCGAAGTCGACCTACCTGCACCGCTTCACGCCGGCGCGCGACGTCAACGCCCCGACGCAGTGTCAGGTGTGCTGGGGCTGGTATGACGACTGGCGACACTACACGCGCAGCACTTGACGAGTCACTAGGTCAGCGACTACCGTCCGAGCTATGACGACGACATCACAGGACGTGAAAGAGATTCAGAACCGGCACGCCGCAGGGCGAGCGCGCGTGATCGCCGCGACCGACGGTCCGCTGCAAGGGCAGAGCGTTGACGCTGCTCCGCTGATCGAGGCCGCGATGATGGGGTTGGCTGCGGTGTGGCGCGAGGAAGCCGACTGGTGGGAGAAGTCGGGCAAGCGCGGTGCGGTCGGCACGGCGAAGGAGTTGCGCGCGGCGGCCGGTCGTCTGGCCGGCTTCGCGGTCGGGCTCACATCGCATCGCAATGACGGGTCCGCCGAAGTTCACGAGCCGCAGTGTCGGTGCAATCGCCCCGAGTGTGTCGCGCTGAGCCCCGGCACCACAGTCGAAACGCTTCCAGTTGGCACACAAATTGAGGTCGGCGGGATCGGCTTCACAAAGATCGGCAAAGACCCCTTTGGTGGCACATCCGACGACGTCATGAACTTCCTGACCGGCAAGACGGACAAGTACGAGCCCAAGACCGAGCAGGAGAGCGTAACCGCGATGTTGAAGCCACCCTCGGCGACGCAGCTGATCGACAACCCGTTCACGTCCCCTGGTCCTCCGGGGGCGAATCGCGCGCCGGTGGCCGCGGTGCCCTACGCATCCCTGCACGCGTTGGCTGCCGCGGTCCCGGCGCGCGAGCACGTCTCGCACTCCTACGTCACAACCTACGAGTCGTGCTCGCTGTCGGCGATGCTGCGCGACGCGAGCACAGCGGGCAAGATCGGCGCCTCGCGTCCGGGCTGGTCGCTGCTCGGCGGCAACGCGTTCCATAGGGCGGTCGAGTTTGTGGAGCAGGCGGTGCTCGCCGGCGATGCGACCGTGGCGCAGATCTCCGACGAGGATCTGCCGACGTTCTGGCAGGCATTCCTCGACGGCGAGATCAAAGACCGGATGGCATCCCTGACCGGCTCTCCGTACGCCGACCCGTCGACCTGGTACACGGCCAACGGGGGCCGCGAGGGTTTCGACTGGTGGCGGGTCGAGGGTGCGGCGATGCTCAAGCGCTACCTGACGCATCACGACGCGGCGTGGCGCGAGCAGCATGCGGTGCTGATGATCGGGGACGCCGTGCCGTGCATCGAGTTCCCCTACTCGATGTCGGTCC